GGTCATCAATCATTTTAATATCTTCTTCAGACTGCATAAGTACGTTTTTACGTAACCATTCTGCAGAGAAGTACTTACCAACATACTCATCCATTTCACGAAGAGTACCAAGACGCTCTCTAAGTAATTCAGATTCTTTTAGCTCTGAGAAGTGAGTATCTTTTTGGTAGTCAATATTAATAAATTGCTTCATTTCTTGCCATTCTTCTTCAGTAACAATACCCTTAAGTACTAACTGTGTTTGTAGCAAATCCATGAATAACATAGAAAAACGTTTACGAAGTCTATTAATAAACTTCTGAAACTTTAATTCATCCCTTGTTATCTCAGAAGATCGACCCAAGGAGAACTGAGCTTCTTGTTCGAGTCTGTTGACTGGGACGTTGAGAGACTTATATAGTTTCTTTTGGAAGTAGACGATATCGTCGATCTGCCCGAGGTTTTCCCCTCCTGGTAATGTTGTAATCTCTGTGCCTCGGCCACCTTCTCTACGCGGTAACCAGAAGTCCTCCAACATCGACATGTGTTTACGATCATCTTGCATTTCTCCAGTTGAAGCATTGTATACCAACTTGTTACGATACTTCGTCATAATGTTTCTTAGGTATTCTTCAGCTTTACCTTTTGGCAAGTTACCTACATCAATATAGAATATACGACGCTCAGGTGCTCTTGACAAACGATAAATGACTAAGGAATCTTCAAGCATACGAAGCTGGTTAACAGTCTTCATTGCCTTATCCAAATAAGAAAGTACTCGTTTACGACTTGGATCTAATACACCTGATGTTACATATGTAATAGCATCTTTTGAAATTTTCAATCCTTGAGATGACTTTGACATAGAATTGTTTTGATAAAGGTAATACTCTTTCACACCTTTAATCATTTTAGTACCAGTCAATGGATCCTTATCTTCTTTTACTTCACGAATCTTACGAATCTTAATTGGGTCTACATTTCTTAGTTCAATGATACCCGCCTTTGGGTTTTTCTCATCGATAATTTTATGAAAATAAAGCCGGCCATCGATATACCATCTGCGGAAGATATCGTGTCCTTGCCAATTCATATTTAACAGCTCAATCACTGTTTGGAATTCTTCGGTAATTAATTTTTTGATCTTATCTGACTGATCTAAGTCATCCATCTTTAAGGATACGGGTGCTGAATCATCATCGGCCACAATAGATTCATTAACAATATCTTCAATCGCAGCATCACATTCTGGCTGCATTGCCAAGTTTCTATACTTGATAATTTGTTGTTGGTCTGTCTTAGCCTTATCACCTTCCATGTCAACGTATTGACCAAAGTGACCACCGGCATTTACAACATAACCTAGACCATCATCAGATTCAGGTGCAACAAAGGAAACCTTCTTTGCATCTTCTTTCTCTTGGTCTTTTCTTTTTATTTCAAAGCCGAATAATTCTGCCATAATATTTCCCTAACTAGTTAACTAGAGGCGATGCTTGACCGCCTCTAGTACTATTTATAACACTACTAAGTAGTGGTTCCGGACTCCCAGTACTGAACTTGGAGCTCAACAGTAAACTCTTCAATCGCATTTTCAGTGTCGTATGAAAGTTCGATTTGAGAGATATTAGTTGGGAATAGACCACGTAAGTCATAACGCTTGGTTGCAACACCAGCTTTATTAAGCTGTTCTACTACCATATCGGCCTGGTAATCCAATGGATTAGTCAAACCAGTATTATTGTTATGCTCATTGATACCATTCATCCAGCGTTCAAATGCATTACGCACTTCCATATTCGAATCGTTAATAATTGTAACAGTCCAAGGTTCAAAGGTACGATCACCTGCAATTTGCAGTTGACGTCCTCTAAATGGAACTACAATCGGTGCAACGATAGAAGCTGGAAGAGCTGCTGCTTTACACATAAACGAGGTAAGTTCTACATCGCCATTTGCGTAACCGGGAAAGTTAATGGTTGCCTTGAAGAGGTTAGCACGTGCTCCACCACCTACAAGTTTGGATTTGAAATCATCTACGCCTAAAATTGCCATTGTTTATCCTCCTAACCTGCAATCTCATCGAAATCAACACCAGTACGTGTGGCGATGAAGTTCAATGTGATAAAGTTAATAGAACGGGCAGGCTTAATGTAGATGTCACAAACAAACTCATTAGCATCAATTACTTGACCAGTGTTGTTTGTTTCATCACAGACTACCTTAAAGTCTGTAATACCCCTGCGACCTTTGACCTCCCTTAAGAACGGCTCAACTAGATTACGGAACTGGGCCCGTGTAAATTCATCGTTGAATTCAAAGAGTTGGAATTTAGAAGCAGTAGCAACTGCCTTTTCCAATACCATGAATAGCCTACGTACATTGATTCGATCAAAAGCAGAAGGACGAGATAAGAGTGTCTTATCACCGAAAAGAACGGTACCTTCGCCTGGGAAAGAAACAATAGGATTGACCCTTGCTTTATACAGTGTATCACGTTCAGCTTTCTTAGGATTAAATGATACGCGAGTTACGCCTAAAATTTGTCCACGTGTAAAGCCTGCTGGTGAGAACCATGCATCTGCAACGGTGTCAGTGTTTGCCATAAGACCAGCAACATGCCCACTTGAAGGAATATCGATAAACACATCGTTATACTTATCGTATACTTTCAGTGCTGTAGAATCGAGTGTTCCATATGAACTTGATGTAAGGTAATCGGCAAATGCCACTACGTTATTTACTGCTGTAGCTGCAACAGAACCACCGTTAACGTCAGTGATTGATTGTCCTGCAGGATTAGAAGTAAATTGTACTGGCGGTGAAATGACTGCGATACAGTCTTTTCTTGCTGTAGCAATTGCAATGAGATCATTAGCAACCGCAATACAAGGTGAGTTAGCATTAGCTAATGAGTTATCCAATGGAGGACAAATTAGCATGTTAACATCTAGTGTTTCGCCATCTTCCATCAGGTCAAAACCTGTTTGAATGGCAGAAGCAGTTAAAGTGTTATCATCAACACCTAATGTAAGTGAATCGGTAATTACAGTACTTGAACCTGTAAATGCAAAGCCACTAGCAGAAGTGCTAAGTGCTGTACCTGCATCTGTAAGGACTGAATCATGATCCATCCACCAAATGTAGGCAGATCTAGCATTGATAACGTCTTTATAGAAGTTTGATTCACCGTTTGAAAGTTTTGCATCTGATGCTTGAGATACAAAAGCAAACTTTTCTAGAACTGAACCGGCTGTGCCTGTCCATTGTCCACCCTCGTCAATGACAAGAATGTGTAGTTCATCAAGTGCACCCGATACGCCTTGACTTTCTGCGTATTGGCTTGTACCTGGAGCTGAATCGAAATTAGCTGCGTTTGTCCATGTGGCATAATGCCCTGGCGCACAAATTTCTACTTTAAGTGAATTACCCAGTGTACCTGGATACTTGGCAGCCCACGGACCAACGCTGGCCTGGCCGGCTGAAAAAGATGCGTCGTAGTTATCTTGACCTTTGATTAATACTGCTGTTCCAGTACCATCCGCAATAGCATTCTTAAGACCCGCTGTCTCACACCTTACTGTCTGTAGGTTATTACCATACTGGAGAAAACCAGCTGCAGTAAAATAAGATGTGTTATTAGTGAGGCTTGGAACACCAAACGTTTCGGCCAAGTTTTTCTCGGAAGTTACCTGACGTACCTCTTCAACTGGACCCCACGAGAATGCTCCCGCGAAACCACCGATTGAAGAAGAAACAGCAGGAACTACGTTGGTGAGATCAATCTCACGTACGCGCACACCTGGAGAGACTTGGAAGCTCATGTGTATTTCCCCTTAGTTAACATTAAAAGATTATCATAATACGGTTGTTCACGTAGTTATTTATAAAAAAGTGATATTTAGAAAAGTTCTGTTGGTTCGCCAACTTCCCACCTATCACCATCAATTACCTCTGTTTTTTCTTGAACACCATTATCTACTATACCGAATGGTACTAACTCATCCTCAATATGTCTCATTTGCTCGTTATACATCATTTGTTTAATACTAATATCAGTCATATCATTAAACATATTAGTAGAAACAAACCAGCCAAATAGTACAAAATTCATTACAAGATCGTCGTGATTCCCATCACTAGCTTCATAGCTAGACCCTCGCGCACAAAATGTTGAAAATTCTATAATAGTTTCTGCATCTACAATTTCAATCTGATCTCTTTCAACAAGATCCTTGATATTAGAACAACCAATGCGTTTAACTTTACGAGTCATTTCTACACCAACAGCATTCTTTTTAACCATTGATTCTACAAATACATTCTCGTATTCTAGTTCGTAATATAGACCATTGCAAACTACAGATCCTTGATCATTTGACTCAATAACAACATACGCATCATTGTAGGTTTTTGCATACTTATATATAATATCAGGGAAGAGTAGAGGCGAGATAGTATTGTCGCGATAGACAGCAACCTGTTTAAACGGTTTGGCACTGATATCGATTAAATTAAAAGTAGAGT